GTCTGATGTGCAACAGCGAGCGGGGCCAGTAGTAGAACGTATCCGTCAGTGTGGCGCTGAACCTGATCGCCCCAAGTTAGCTGGGTGATCGTTTTGCCAAGCCCAGTGTCCATAAAAACCCCAGCACGGCCACGCTTGCATGCCCACGTGACAACAGCAGACTGGTGCGGGAATATGGCGTCAGGGTATGCTGATACGTTTGGCTCAAATCCGCAGTTAATGCTTTCGTATTCGCGGGTTGCGATATAGTCGTTGTAATCCATTATTCACCCCCCGAACATGTCATATTGGCCTTTTGTCGCCTGCTCCATATTGCGGCATGCCAGGGCGAAATAGCTAGCTTTCAGCTCCGCCCCTATAAACTTTCGACCCATCTTAACGGCAACATATCCTTCAGACCCGATACCCATAAATGGCGACCACACAATATCGCCGGGCATTGACCATAGCTGGATGCACCGCTCTATAACGTCCAGCTGGAGTGGGCAAATATGGCGCTCGTCATCGCTATCACGGCCTTCGCGGTAGTTGAGCGTATCGGTCTGGTTAATATCCATCCATACAGGGCTTGCATATCGCTGCCAAATGTCAATCACGCTGGCGCTATCGTTTGCTGGCACCCATGCTGTGCGGTTGTCGTCGTATTCGACTGGCTTATAATGCGACGGCGCGTTATCGCCAACGTAGTGATCCAGTGCGCCACTGATCGGCGTGTCGTTATCACCCAGTTTGCGCATCACGACGATATAGTCTGGAATGCCTTGACGGCTCATGCTTGAGTCTTTGCATATGGTTTTGTGCAGCAGTCCGAGCGCTTTTGTGCGCTGCATGGCAACAACTGGATCCTTCCAGATGCAAATCTCGCTATGGAATACAAATCCGGCGTCCTGATATGCGCGGATGATCTCGCCACGGAAGTCTCGGATACCGATATAGCCGTGATTCTGCTTACTGGTCGGGAGATTCATGCAGTGTATTGCAACCAGTCGGCCAGGTTTCATGACGCGGTGCTGTTCGCGGATCAGGAACTGGTAATGCTGCCAAAAGTCATCACTGCTTCTGGCGTTACCCATATCGCGGTCGCTGTTCGAGTAGGTGAACAACGTCTCGAATGGCGGCGAAAAAACAGAGAATCCGACGGAGTTATCCGGCAGTCCTTGCGCTACTTCTACCGTGTCGGCATGGTAGATACTGTACTGTTCTTCGTGTTTCTGGTTAATTACTTTCATTCTTCCGGCTCCAACTTCTCAATCATCTTGTCCAAATACCAACGCGCCTTCTTGATGTCCTCAAGCTGGTTTTTCTCCCAGCAGCGCAGCAGGTATTCAATGGCGCGATCCCAATCGCTGTAGAGGTCATACGGCAGTTGTACCGCTTGCGCTTTGGCCGCAAGGTCTTGGCGCAGGTCATACACTTCGTAGCCCTCGCGCAGTTGATAATGCGAGGGCTGGTTGACCATATCGGTGGAGTCAACGAGATGGTATTCCATCAGCGGTCGATGCTCTGGCATCGTTTCGGTAATACTCATACCCTCAACTCCCGACTGTTCCATTTACTGCCCATTACTAAGCGGCTCAGATCACCACACAACAGATTGTCAGCCTCAGTTGCAGCAGGTGGACGCGTCTTCTTGCGTGTCTCGCATGTCTCGCGCCGGATAACCTTCTGGCGCTCTCGCGTGTCGATACCTTCCAGCTTGGCAAGCCGCGTGGCGTTGTCCTTGCCGATCTTGTACTTCTTGGCCAGTGCGCCAAGGGTTTCCTTTGTTTCGTGTAGGTCACGGATAAACGCGGCTTCGGCACGGCGGCGCTCATGGCTTTTAACCGAGGCGATCTGGTGCATTCTGCGGCCACGGTTGCGCATACTGATGCCGTATTCTTCGGCGGTCTGTTCGATCACGTCGTAGCCTACCCCGTGCTTAGCCTTGATGGCAGCAATAGACAGTTTGAACTCGCGCAGATCGGCGGCAATCGCTGCGCCCTTTTCCTTAACCACCTCGTGGATCGGTTTACGCTTGCTCATCAATAACAACTCCGACTCGTTCAATGATGTTGTTTCGGCGTTCAACTGCAACGCGGCGAATAGCTGCACGGTATAGTTCAACTTCATCACTAGTACCGGAGCCCATAAGTTTTTCAGGGCATGGTGAATCTGCTAATTCATGCGCACGGTTTGCAGCTTTTGCTAGTTTCATGAATTCTGACATTTTCATTTTTATTCTCCTCGGGCTTTGGATAGCAGTTGCTCTATTTGCTCGTCACTGACATCTTCTCGCCCGTACGGCCATAGTATGCGCTCAAGCATTGAATACAACTCAGGCGCTGCCGCGATTAGGTGGGCATTGGCTTCAACTGGCGAATAAGTGTCAGCGACCAAGCTCACAAGATTCTCACTCCAGATATCACCGGCAGGGCATACAACCCACGGACCCGGCGTCCACTTCGTTTCGTTGCTCATAGCTTATGCTCCCTAATCCATTGCTCAATTTCGTCCAACTCGAAGCGAACAGGCGCGTTATCGCCTTCGCCCAGCTTGATGGCTCGGGGGAAGCTGTCATCCTCTCGGACCAGCTTGTAAATCTTTGATCGGCTAAAGCCGAGCATATGCCCGACTTCGGTCACGGTTAGTAGTTTCATTCGCAGCTCCTTACATGCGTTTCGCAGTTGATGCCTGTCCGCGCCTCAACATAGTCCATGTGTGCGCTCAAGCCATACAGCGTCAAGGCGATGATGGCGAGACCGGCGAAGGCGAGGCGGTTTAGGGTTTTGTCAGTCATGCATCAAATCCTCCAACTGATTAGCAGCTTGCTCAAACGCAGCGGCAATCTCGCGCAGCACTTCGGGATGATGGGCGAATACAATCGCTTGGCTCTCGCCGCTGCTGATAGTCACGCTGGCAAACGCCTGCATATCGTCTTTTGCAGGGCTGGAAAACCAGCTCGCGTGTTTTGGATCGTGGATGTGGGCTTGTATGGTCATTCCTGTTACTCCTTGTTTGTTGTCTCTATGTGTCCATAGTAGTGCATACTTGTTTTTTCTGTCAACAAAAAAAAGCCCTCATTTTGAGGGCTTGCGTGCAATGTCTTTGTCACTGTATCGGCGCTTCTGGTCTTGCCACGTTATCATCACCTGGCGCTCAACATCGGCGCGGATTTTCGGCGGCAGCGTTTCCAGTGCGGCCCGGCGCTCGTCTTTGGTTCTCAGCGTTAGGATGTACTCAGCTTCGAGCGTTATCAGCATCCCGATTATGAGCGACACCTCCGGCTCTATCGTTTCGGCTTCAGTGTCGTGGATGATGTATTGTGCAAGTTGGTTTATGGGGGTCATTTGCGCAGATCCTCGATTTGGTCCATAGCATTGCGCCAGCCTTTACCAATAATCACGTTATGGCCGACTGATTCCAGGTACGCGATCCAGTCTTTCTGCTCCGCCGATACCGATCCACCCTTAATGCGCTTCATCTCGATCCACAAGTTCCACTCTGGAACAAATAGATCGGGCACGCCCTTCTTGACGCCTTCGGCCTTTAGGTTTGCGGCTGTCACCTTGGATCGATAGCCTCCGTTCGGTATGGCGAATATGCGAATACCGGGAAACCTGCGCTCAAACTCTGCAATGAATGTGACCTGTTCGGCGTGCTCAGTTGGGTATTTCATCAGCTGGCCTATTATGTGCTATGACTTTGTAGAATGTGCTGCCGCGTTCGCGGTGGCACGTTATGGTTTTCGGTTTGTGACCGCGATCTAGGTAGCGAATGAATGTAGCAGCGTCCGGAGCGACATGACCGGCAAATACGGCCTCATTTAGCGAGCGCCATGCGTGCTTGGCTTGCGGGTGATTGCTTTGCGGCACGTACCATATTTTGAATGTGCGGTATGGCGTAGTGTACTCGCAGACAATAGTCTCCTTGCCACTCTGGCTGGTGCTAGGCATGGCTGACCAGCTGAGTATCTCATCGGTACTAATGCTGTACGGGTCACGCTTGACTCGCTGGAACTCTTGCCGGAGCTTTTCGTTCGGATCTACTAGCTCGTGCTTGCACTCCTCGCAGAAGCGCGCGGCAATGTCGTTTTTGTGGTCGCATTCGGGGCACTCTTTGTAGGTCCATCTGTATTCGCATCGCTCAAAAACACCTTTATGGAACATGGACGCCACTTGCCCGGTACATCGCCGCCCAAAATGAGCTGGCATTGGCCC